AAGTGCCACCACTGATGCTATAGCGGTACAGAGTGACGGCGTTTGACCCCATGTAGTAGATGAAGTCGTCATTGCCCTCGATGCTGTAGGCCGAGTCGGTGCTTGGCTGCGTCGTCCATGCAGTGCCCGTTGTGATGACAGTCGCTGTGTTGCTGGCAATCGTGCGTATCTGCCCGGCACCCGTCCCGCTGACAATTCGAATCTGAGAGTTCGTCCACTGGTTGGTGGCCCAGTTCTTGGCGCTGTTGGTCAGCGTGGAAGCGCCGCCTGCCGTGGCAGTGCCCGTGGCAAATGCCTTGTATCCGTCGTCAATCCAAGATGGCGTTGCGACGAGGCGACTGTCTGTTCCGATGACTGCCGCCGGGGCTACGCCGTCCGTTGCTCCAGTTTCGGCAGATGTCCATACGTTCGTGGCAAAATCGTAAAACCTGAATATGTTGGCTGTCGTCGTGCCCGCAGAGGCAACAGCATTCAAGATATACCAGCGTGGGGTAAGAAGTCGGTAAGTGGTCGAGGCGCTGAACGCGCTGGCTTGTGCTGCGACAGTGATTGTTGCGTTGGTGCCGATTGTGTTGCTGACAATGGCCAGCGTCACACCGGCATTAGGTCCACCAGTGATGTGAATGCTGTAACCACGCAAGTCCCGCGCCAGCGTCAGGTTCGTGACGATGGTCGATGTGGTGCCGCTGGTTGCTGTGCCAGAGGGACCGATTGCAGTTCCAGTTCCACATGCTCCGGCAGCGAAGGCACCACCAAGGGCGGGTGAAGGAAGCGCCACCCACCCGTCCTCATTCGGATTGTACATCTGCGCGCCTGTGGCAGATGTAACCAGCATCTGCTGCTGCCGATAATGACGCGACGACACAATGAAGTGCGCAGCTGCCGTGGCCTGCGGGGCCGGGGTGCAGAACTCCCACCGCTTCAGGTCGAGAATTTTCCGATTGCCATTGGTCGTGGCCATTACGTCACCGCTATGTTTCTACGCAGGCTGTCTGCCTGCAAATGCATGAGGGCAGGAATGTGGTCCTGCATGGCGAAGGTTCCCGCCTGGGACTGGTTGGTCACCGTTGAAACTGTCGTGACGGTTCCAGAACCAATCGTTGCGGTCACGTTGAGGTTGGCCGCTGTCGGGTTTTCAGCCAGCACACGCAGCCTGCCCGCCGTATCCGGCATGGCCATGCCTTGCGTGCGGGTCAGGGACTGCACCGCCATGCGCAGGGCTTCGATGGCCTCCAACAGTTCGCCGCGCTCTTCGGTCGGAAGCGGATTTCCGTTGGACGTTTCGTGCGCAATACCGTCCGCGCCGTGAGTTATCTTGACGCGCTGGTAAAGCACACCGCCAATGTCGTCGGCAGCAATGGTCGCGCCACTGCCGGGGGTATATCCTACGTTATCAGCCATTAGGCGTTCCCGTCTGTAAGCGTGAACGTATTGATAGTGAAAGACTGCCCCGCCGTGAAGGACGTGCTGCTGACTTCCATGTCCCCGCCACCACCCGTCGCCGTGACCGTGCCTTGCAAGTGGCAAGTCGTTCCCGCGCTGTCGTAAAGCCGGAAATGCGCCGCCGTGCCCGTGTTGTTGGCCGACAGGTCTTGCCAGCTTCCGGCCAAGGCTTTCGTGCCGCCCGACGCATTGGCCATCCAGTCACTAGGCAGTGTCAGTTCCGCCAGGATGGTCCCGCTGTCAGCGGTTCCGCAGTTGGCAGGGGCAGCCCCCGTGCGAATGCGGATGATGGCACTTGTCCCCACCGTGGTTTCAATCGCGTCAAGGCGCGCGTTGCGCACCGCTGTCGATAGCTGAATGGCCATTAGTTGATTGACCCCGTCACAATTTCCACCCGCTTCTCACCCGTGCGCGGGTCTTTGACCAAACGCTTCGGCGCGGCCATGACACCGGCCACTTGTGCAATCGCCTGCGCTGCCTGCCCGATACCGTCCGCCGCCTGGGCCATGACCTGTGCGTTCTGCGCCATGACTTCCGCCGTCTGGGCCTGCACCGCGATAATGGCCTGCGCCGTCTGCTGCTGTGCCGCCACCATGGCTTCCTCGCCCGGTGTCAGGTAGCTGATGCTGGGCCCTTCCATGTCGTCGCCTTCCATGGGCTCTGCCGTGGCACGGGCGCGAATGCTCGACTTCATGCTGGCCTCGCGCATGGTGTTGACGTGGCCCTGCCGGTCGGACACGAACTTGAACTGCGCCAACTGCATGTCACGCTGATGCTTCATGTCTTCGGCTTGCTGCTGGCGGACCATTTGCTGCTGCTGGGCTTCGGCGTCCATGGCCATTTGCTCCCGCTTGGCCATGAGGATGAGCGCCTGCTTTTCCTTCTCCGCCTCAATCTGCACCATGGCGGGATTGGGCTGCTGCTGGGCCATTTGCGCCTGCTGTTCCTGCGCCTGCTTCAGCTTGTCCAGAAGCAAGCGTTTCTTTGGCAGGCTCGAGGCTTCAATAAGCACATCAGGCGGTATGGGCATGCCCGCTTGCACCAGTTCAGCCAAACGCTGGAACTGCTCTTCCTGAATGACTGCCGTGTCCGGGGTCGAGTCGATGACAATGTCCACGTCCATGTCGGCGGGCGCGTTCTGCATCTGCATGGCAGGCTGGCCCGTCATGGGGTCAATCTGGGGCATGCCCGTCATGGGGTCCATGGCAGGCTGGGGCACGTTCAAGCCCACGAAGCGCGGGGCATTCTCGTCGTCGGTCACCCGTATCCACTTCGGCTCGTTCCAAAACTGCTTGATGGCGTCCCAGAAGGCCCGATAGCACCTGAGCGTCCAGTCGTCGAACTGCGCCAGAAGCGGGGCCTGTTCGGTGAGGCCAGCCTGCTGTTCGGCCAAGATAGCGCGGCCCGATTGGCTGGCCCCCTGCCGACCGACAATGCCAGGTGTCGGGCTTTGACGGCGCATTTCTTCCTTGGCGTCCCGCAAGAGTTCTAGATGACCGGGAGCCAGGTTCCGGTCGCCCAGCTCCTCAATCTGCCCCTCGCGTGCTTCGATAATCCCGTCCGGCTTCGCCCACTGCTGCCTGACCGTATCAATGTCGATGACGCCGGGGTCAACCCTGAGCTTGGCCACGTTCAGGATATGCACGGCCTTCGAACGCGCCTTGTTGATGGCGTCCTGCGGCCCAAGCATGTCCCTGACAATGCCATAGCGGCAGTTGTCGATGTCCACGTAAGCCGACTGCGCAAGGATGGCACACCGCGGGCGTCCGGTCTTGCTGTCGAGGAAGGGGCTGGGGCCGCTTTCCAGAATGCCGCCTGAGACGAACACACACTTCTCCCAGTCGCCGCCTTTGCGCTTGTACATCTCAAAGCACATGATGCGGCGCGCTCGGCTGTCCACCCACGCCCAGCCGTCCTTCGGTCGGTCGCGGTAGGTGTCGGAAGCGCTCTGGTCGTAATTGAACGATGTGCGGATGGTTTCGGCTTGGTCAGGGTAGAGGTCGATGATGTCCTGCTCGTCCATCCACTTGGCGATGCCCATGTACCTTGCGTCACCAAAGTCCGTGTCGCGGGAATATGGGTCATAGAAGAACTCTTCGGGCCGGATGCGGCGCAGGCCAATCTCAGCCCCCTCGCCCATTTCCGTCACGCCCGCACAAATGCCCCAGACCAGAAAGTCCTTCAGGCAATCGCGGCGCTTTGATTGGAACCGCGTCACGTCCGCCACATAGCGCAGCCCGTCCGTGGCGACTTCGGCGCTATCTTGGTCCTTCGGCGTGCGGCCCCAGCCCTTCGGGTCGGTTCTTCCGCGCTCCACAATGCCGATGATGGCGTTGACGGCAGGCTTCACATGATTGAACGCAAGGGCGGGCTGGCCACGCGCCTCGAGCGTGCGGCGTTCGGCGTCGGTCCACTGGATACCGTCATAGTAGTTCTGCCAGACCTGAGCGTCCCGGCGCGCGCGGTCCAGCATATCCATGGCGACCGTCGCTTTGCGCTTGAGGTCGGCAAGATAGGCGTCCGCTTCTTTCTGGTCATAAGCCATTATGCTGTCTTCCAGTTCTGCTGTGCCGCCAAGGACCGCGTGCGGGCGTAGCGGTCTTCACCCTTGGGAGGGGCCGC